GTCCATGATCACGCTGTTCATCCATGTACATGAGTGGTCTCTCGCCTGCTCGGTAGAGGGTGCACGGTGCTCTTCGTGCCACCTGCCCAACGCTGTAGATAGGGCGACCGAGGAGGGGCGGGATCTTCTTCTTCATCACGATCTGACCATACCTAAGATCTGGTGCGTGGCTGCGACGGAGTGAAAGGAACAAAGCTCCTTCCAGTGGCAGGAGACCCAGGCCCACCATGCTGGTGCAGCCACGCACTCACTGCTACGCGATCGGCACGGCGAACGTCGCGTCCCCCTGCTCGCTCAACAGCTGGCCCAGCGTGTCCCACGTGAAGAAGAAGTTGCCGGTGCCGTTGAGTCCCCACGATCCCCAGGAGTTGATGCACCACACGCGCTTCAGCTGTGCATCCACGCCGAGCATCGCGATCTCGTGACCTCCGCGCACGTAGGCGTTCTGATCGAGCGGGCACTCGCCCGTCTCGAGAGGCGAGTCGAAGCTGCTATACCAGTTGATCCCCAGGATGCCAGGCCTCAACACGAGAGCGCCCAGCAGATGCTTGAGACTGAACGTGTGCGTGTAGCCCGCGATCAGCTTGAGAGTCTTCGCGACCTTCATCACCGCGAGACCTGAAGACCCGGTGTCGTCGGGCGGGTAGGAGCCCGGATAGCCATCGATCACGGTGGCCTTCGAGTAGATCAGCACTGCAGATCGCTCCAGGAGCAGCTTCTTCCGCGGCTTGTGGAACGGTGCGGAGTTCAGAGACTGAGCCATCGCGTTGCCCGTGCACGAGCCGAGATCGCCCTGATCCAGAGGCGGCCCGTAGTGCTTGTGCTGCACAGTCACGATCTTGGCTGCCACCTGCGCCTCGAACTTGCGTGACCTGGGATCGTGCTCGATGTGGCGACCTAGCCTGAGCATCTTCTCCTGGATCTTCTTCTTCATCGCGCCTCCTTGATCACTTGAACAGCTTCTTCGCTTCACCCCAGCTTACTTGGATCGTCGGCGTCTTGCCGCCTCCCTTGGTACGAGTGCTGTCCGGGTTGCCACCGTGGCCGTGGTGCTTGTGCGGCTTTGAGGCTGACATCAGCATCAGCATCAGCAATGAGACGATCAAGATCGTGATCCTTCGCATCGTCCTTCCTCCTCTGCTCTACTACGCGCCTCTCGTCGTCCAGCAGCATCTCGGTCTTCATCAGCCTGCGCGCTTGGTCGAAGAAGTGGGCGCCGCCATCTGGCTCGATCGACTCGAATACCTGTGTCGAGATCTTCATCTCCACGCTCAGCGTGCGACTGTTGTGGGTCGTCGTCACCACGACGTGGTAGTAACCCCACTCGCTCACCATGTCCTCTCCATCTCGGCCTTCCACTTGCTCCCAGACTGCATCGCGACCATGGCCGCCGCGTCCTCGATCGAGCGCGCCACCATGGCGATCGCGCCGTTCTGGTGCACGTCATCCAGGAAGTCGCGTTGATCCTCGCTCACCATGCCGTCCTTGGTCTTCGCCTCGATCCAGATCGAGCGCCCGTTCGGCGCCACGCCGCACACGTCCGAGATGCCTCGGCGATTGTTGAGCTTGCGATAGCCCAGGAACTTCACGTTGTCGCCCGACCTGGACAACTGCATCGTCGGCTGATTATTGAATCGAACTGCCACGCACCCGTGAAGAGTGAGCAGCTCCAAGATCGCTCTGATCAAGCTCGTCTCGATGCCGCGATTCTTCCTGGGAGATCTCTTCCCCACGTCAGTCCCCAGTCTATCCGGATGCGCAGTCATCTACGGCTTCCTCCAGGGGTTGTGGATGAACGCGTCCCACAGCCCGTGTATGCCGATGACGTAGAACAGCCACGGATCGTGGCTCATGCCTCACCTCCGTTGAACATGTCCTCGAGCTTCAGCTCCTTGATCATGTAGCGCACTGCGTCAGCCACTGCTGCCTTGTCGATCTTCATGAACTCGACCGAGGCCTCGACCGTGGTGTACATGTCGATCTTGATCTTGGCCTTGGTCATCACGCCTACCCAGATCTTGCCCTCCTCGGCCTGCATGATCGGCATGTCCGTGGGCATGAACACGAACGAGGCCTTCTTGCCGTGGATCGTCATCGGCACCGTGATCATCGACTTCGACACCGTCGCCCCTGTTGGCGCGGGATAGATCACGCCCGGTGTGTAGGTCACGCCCGGGCTGAACATCGGGTTCGAAGGCAGGTGACCGCCCTTGATGTCCTGATTCATCTCGCCTTCCTCAGCACCCAGGCGCAGTTGCTGGACGCCATGGGATACTTGGGAGCCAGGAAGTTCGACAACACCTCGTTGCTCAGGAACTTCCCGAGCTCGTCCAGGAGCTGCCTCTCCTGCTCCGTGCAGGCCTTGCGGATCTTGTTCGCAGACGCGAACGTGCCGTGCACCGACTCCACGCGGAGACCCGCCTGGATGATCGCTGCGTTCAGCTCGTCGAAGTCCCACTCGTAGATGTGATTCGCGGCCTGAGCCTTCTTGTTATACACCGGCGTCGAGAGCAGGAACCTGGACTCGCTGTTCATGAAGCTCTCAGCAGCTGCCAGGAGCCTGAGACCGCGACGCTTGTTCATGTGCTCGATCACCTCGAAGCACGTGATCACGTCGAAGGTCTTGCTGATCTTCGAGATCTCCTGGTAGCGCTCCACGAAGTTGAACTCACCCAGGAAGTGAGCCCACCTGAAGTTGTAGTGAACGTCGATCTCGTTGATGTCCACGCCGACGTAGATCTTGGGCACCCAGCTCATGTGAGGCCTGCCCAGCACGTAGGCCAGCGTCTGATCGCGACCGCAACCGATGTCCAGCACCCGCGTGCCGTTGCCCACGAACCGGCCTGCCCAGCCGTAGCGGAAAAAGTGAGCCGCGTAGTCGCGGTGCACCGTCCTCGTGTAGTGCTTGGCCGGCAGGTACGTGCGATCGTAGTCCCTCTCCAGGTCGATGCCGTTCCTGGCGTTCAGCACGCGCACGCGACCGCCCCCTCGTGTGACCTTGATCCTCGGTCTCCCGCCCTTCGGCATCAAGACGCCACCGCCTTCTTGGCGCGGGGCCTCTTGGGCGGAGCTTCGCCACGAAAGAACGGAGCCTTCCTCACCTCATAGTCCGGCGGCCACTTGTGCGTGGCTTGACGGACATACGACTTCACGCCCTTCTTCTTGAGCGCGGCCTGGCGCGCCAACAACTCCTCCTCCGGGATCAACGAGCTCCCGTCCTTGTCGACCAACACGAGAGCGATCCGGTCGTTCTGGTTCGCAAAGTCCTTCGTCTTCACGCCCGCCTCCATTGTTCGTGCATCTCGGGTCTGATCAGCATCACCGGCTTCCCCAACTGCTTGGCCAGCGACACGACGTGAGCCGTGCCGCTGCTCTTGCCGTCCCAGAACGCGACCATCCTGCTGCACGTCTGGGCGATGGTCCGGTTGCGCTCGAGAGGCGCCCTGGGACCATGCTTCAGGTAGTCGGGCTTGATCACGACCACCATCATCTGCCTCAACCTGGCGACGCGCTCGGCCTCACGATCCACGCCGCGCGCGCCGCCCGTGATCACGATCGTGTGGTCGGGCAAGGCCATCAGGTAGGCCTCGACCATGCGCATGATCGGGTATTCCCTGCTGCCGACGACTGCGACTCGCTCGGCAGTGATCACTTCTCAGTCCTCTCGATCGCGCCCTTGTCCGGGGCTGATCCGAAGTACAAGATGCCGCCGATCGTGGTGTTGAGTCCCGTCCACCGCCTGCCGGTGTTCCACCAGTCGGCCTGCTTGATCGGCAGCCAGTTGAAGTGGGTCGAGTCCGCGAACACCAGAGGCGTCTGGTTACCGTTCGTCTCCTGGCCGAACACCTGCATGCCGGTGAGCGTCCAGTCCGTTCCCTGATAGCGGAAGATGTTGAGGGACGCAGAGTTCGCGAGCACGTCGAAGTTGAACGTGTTCGAGGCACCGCCAGTCGCGGGCATCAGGATCGTGGTCTGGTTGTTCGAGCCCAGGATGTTGTTCACATAGTGCGTGTTCTCCACGATCCCGCCCACCGCGTAGTCGACCGCCGGCGCCCCGAATCTCGTCGAGGTGATCGTGTTGCCGACGATCTCCAGGTCCCCAACGTTGCCGCTGCCCTTCATGCCGCGACCGTGGAAGTCTGTCATCTTGTTCCTGAGGATGAAGATCGGTCCGCCGTCCCAGATCGGCGCCAGCGAGAAGCATGAGTTGTTGTCATGCAGCCAGTTGTCCATGACCAGCACGTTGATCGCGTGGCTGTCGTCCAACTCGATCGCGTCGTCCGATGTGTGCCTGACGACGTTGTTCGTGATCTCTGCGTCATACACAGAACCCGAGTCAGTCGGATCGCCGGCATCCATGCCGATGCCATTGAACACGTTCTCGATCAGGTTGTTGTCGCACACCGTGTTCGTGCCGCGGATCTCGATCTGGTTTGCACTCTCGTATTCGCGGCTCTTAGAGGCTGAGTAGTGCCAGTCGCCGATGCGCAGGCCGTCCAGGTGGCAGTTGGTCACCGAGCAGTTGTTGGACGTGCCGCCGCCTGCGCCCTTGACCAGGTAGACGGCTGGCTGGTTGCAGCCGTAGATCGTGCACGAGTCGATCACGGCGCCGTCGCAGGTTCCAAGCAGACCGCCAGCGATACCGGAGCCCTGCATGTCCGGGCTCGGGTCGGCTGAATATGCATAGTGAATCCTGGTGCCACCCGAGTAGCGGACCGTGAGGTTAGCGATGCGGACGTTCTTGCGACCGATGTTGATCAGGTTGTCTAGATACCCGCAGTGAAGAACCATGCCCTGAGGACTCTTGCCGCTGCGGCGCTTCACGTAGAGAGTGTCGTTCTGCCAGATCCATCCCGAGAGCTCGCCGTAGTTGGAGGATGAGCTCGAGTTCGACACCCAGGTGCTGTCGTCCAGCACTCCCTTGAGCGTCGTCTTGCGGTGGATGAGCTCCGCCCAACCGAGTATCACCTGCTGCAGCGAGTCGCCTGGGCCGGTGGCCGCAGGGATGTAGGCCTTCCACGTCGAGTCCTGGTTCGTGTTCAGCCACTTGATCGCCTTGCCCGGCGCGTAGTAGCCCTTCTCCATCCACTGGTTCGCGCCGCAGATGATCGTCGAGTCACGGTTCGTGCCGTCGCCCTCGATGAACCACGGGCCGCCATCCACTGGGAAGTTCGCGGAGCCGAAGTCCAGGCGCTCGTGATACTCACCCGGAGCGATCAGGATGCCGCCGTTGACGCCGTGGTTCGTGGACGCGGCGAGAGCCGTCTTAGCGGCGTTGATCGTCTTGAACGGATAGGCGAGCGTGCCGTCGTTGGTGTCCACGCCTCGACCCTGATCCACGTAGAAGATCGGGCCGGTGGTCGTCATCTGCCTGGGCGCGAAGAAGAATACGGTCTGAGGCGCCGTGCTGAAGTTGCCGCCCGGGTCTATGCCCTCGATGAAGAACTCGAAAGGCGTGTTGGGATCGCCGAACAGGATGCGGCCCTCGTAGACGTTGCCCGTCGCCTGCTGGGTCTGCCCGTTCGGCCCGAAGCCGATGCGCCTCACCATGACCATGAGGGTGTCGAACGGGTTGCCCGACGCGAAGACTCTGCCCTTGATCCTGATCACTGCGTTGGAGTCGTCGTCGCCCGTCACGATCGCCTTGATCGCCGCCGACTTCCACTGAGACACCACCTGGGTGGAGATGCCGTTGATGCCGTTGCCGGCAATCGCGATCGCAGGCATCACCACGACGAGTGCGATCAACAACCACAGCCTGATCTTGCGGTTCATCTGTCCTCCGTTGACTTGGCGGCACCGGCTGCTCGCGAAGGGGTTAGCGAGCCCGAGGTCCTCGGAACCGTCAAGTACGAGGTTCGGTCGCCGGTGCCGCACGATCCTGGTCATCTTACTGCCGTCACAGGTTCACGTAGAAGCGACCGTCCTTGCCCTGGATCGTCGCGTTCTGCTCGATGGAGCCGTCGTTCACCGACGGGAACTGCGTGCCGGTGATGCGTCTGTACTGTGCGCCGAGATTGATGGTGTGGGTGTTCGTCTGGTCACCGTTCACCGCCACGATGCCGTTCTGGAAGCGTCGAGTCCAGCACCCAGTAGTTCCGGTGAAGTGGGCGGCCTCGATCGGCTGACCCAGCCACCCCATGTGTGCGGCCGTGAAGTCGGTGACGCCTCCAGGGAGCGCGACGCTGTACTCGTCGGCCCACCACAACGCCGCAGTAGCGTCCTGGTTCCCTTTCCACATCGTGTGCATGCCGCTGAGGATGCACGACGATGCGAGGCCGAAGCGGCTATTTCGCTCCCACGCATTCGCACCCGGGAAGCCGCCGTCGTTCTCGGACTTGATGAGCGCCGTCCCAGCCGCCGTCCACGGGCGCGACAGCGCGGTAGTCATGATCTGGTCGAAGCTCTGCGTGCTGTTGTTGATGATCGGCGGCAGGGCGTTTCCACCGCCCTGGCCCGGGTCCCAACCCTCATAGAGTTCGCCGGTCATCTTGAATGAAGTGGTGTCGTCTAGCACGTTCGAGAAGAACCCGCGATTGAAGTAGCACAGGCCGGTGCCGAGCATCGCATTCACGAACGCCTTGCACTCAGCGTCATTCGCTGCATTCAACGCCGCGACCGTGCCGTAGCCCGCTGGGTTCACGTTCGCGAACACGTTGCCGCCGAACACGTCAAAGAAGTAGCCATCAGCCTTGCCCTGCGCGAACTGCTTCCACAGATTCGCCATGGTAACGCCGATGACAGGGTGGCCGGTACCGCCGTTTCCATAGTCGATATAGAGACCGGAGATGGGGTTGTTGAAGGCGTAGTAACCCCCGCCGTTCAGAGCGTCGAAGAAGACGCGGCGATCTGGCGGGCCAAGCACCTGGAGCCACTGCTGGCCGGCGAGGCTGGTCGTGATCAGAGCTTGAGTGAAGAACTGCCACAACTCGTAGACGAGGATCTTCTGGTCGGGATGGATGCTCGCTGCGCGGACCAACGGGATGACATTCTGGTTCGACGGCTGCCCCGTGTTCGTCCACGGTCCGGACGCGAACGTCACGAGATGCCGCTTGCCAAGCGCGGTAATGATGCTCTGGTCAAACACGCCCGGCGAAGTCATCAGCGGAGTTCCGTTGGAGTGGTTGCCCTGGTAGCTCCAGATGCGCGGGAACCCCGACACGACCGGCGGCGTCGGTGCCGGCGGCGTCGGATCAGGAACGGGGATTCGAAGGTGCTTCGTCTTATCCTTCATCGTCTCGACGAGCACGCCGATCTGAGCCTCAACGAACGGCTTCATCTCACCCCCGCCGAAGCTGCGATGGCTTCCCTGACGACAATGCACAACCTCTCGACATTCCTGCTGTCGTTCCACATGCGGTTCATCCCGCTGGGGTGCGGAACCTTGTAGATCGTCGGCCCGCCCATCCAGACGGCCGACCACCACTCCAATGGTCCCTTGGTGTAGAACGCCGCGGAGACCTTGGCGCCGAGGCAGACGATGTGTCCCTTGGGATATGCGCCGAGCAGCGCGCTCGCGGAAAAGGATGCATACTTATCACACCACGGATCGCCGTTCATCAGGTTGTGGCGCTCGAACGTGCTCACGTACTCAGTCTCACTCATGCCGAGCAGGCGACACAGGCGACCACCAGAGGCGCGAGGCGGCAGCGGCCACAGCGGCTCGCAGCTGTACGGGTTCGACTCGCCAACCAGGACCGGCCTCACGTAGTTGTCCTCGCCTTGTCGGCGTCACGGATGAGAGCCGCCTTCGCCTTCGTGTCCGTGATCCTCGACAGCATCTGTTGATACTCGCGGCGCAGAACGTCGGCGCGCCTCTCATGCAACACGGCGAGGGAATCCCAAGCCTGATCCTCGGTGACGTAGAACTCAGCACCCTTCTCGTCGTTGACGACTTCGGCGATCGTGCATGCCTTCACCGTCTCGTCATTGGCGTACCTCGCCACGATCACGTAGCACGTGGTGTCCTTGTTCACCGCGCTTGATCCCGGCACGCGCAGCACTCATAGATCGCGCCCTCAGTGCGCCGCCAGGCGGCGACGTTGCCCGACTTCGCTGGGCCGGGGAAGATCGTGTCCCAGCAGCACGCGCAGATCTGCATGCCGGTGATCTTGACGAGAGGAGTCCACGTCTCCTTGGCGACCGGCTTCGCGATCTCTCGGAGGATGCGATCCATCTCAGCGAGCATCTGGGTCACTCGGTTTCCTTTCTCTTGCTCCTCAGCCAGTAGAACTTCTTGATCGCGCGGCGGTACAGGATCTCACAGCCCCAGCATCTCTTCGCAGCGTTGCCGCCGAAGAAACTCTCGCCACACGTCGCGCACTCTCTGCACTTGATCCATCGTCCTGGTCGGTGATGCTTCTTGCGGCGATGGAGCACGAAGTTCTCGTCCGCAACTCTCTGCTGAGGCTTCAGGTTCTTGAACGCTCTGATCGCTCGCGCCTTCGCGAGCCTGGTCTCGTATCCCACGCGCTTCATGATCGCGCCCTTGACCGTTGACCAGTACTGCTTTCGCCAACAGCTATCGTGGCGAGTCCTTTGCTTCCCGAACTTCTTCTTGAGTGGTATCAACTCGCCGCAGATCTTGCACGGGATTCCCTTCGCCACTCGGAGGCTCCTTCTCCGCCACGACCATGATGTACTGACGCCTAGGCAGGAGGCTGTGCCTCATGAAGCCGTCGCTCGGCGCCGTCACTCGCTTCCAGATCACGCGTCTCACTTGCCGAACAGCTCCCTCACGTGACGCTCGTTGTCGCGGCGATCCTCGTCGGCCGAGGCCTCGCGCGCCCTGATCTCGGTCGTGGTCCTGGCCTCAGAACCCGGCGCGTAGTACGCGAACTCGGTCGTCACCTTGCGCTCGATCGCGTCAGCGATGAAGAACTTGATCCACCGCATCTCGTGGACGCCTCCAGCCCACAGCCAGCCGGCGAACTTGAACCAGCGTTTACGGTCGGCAATGCCGGCACGCACAAGCATAAGCTGGATCTCCTGTGCGTTGAAACTCTTTCGGTCGAGATCCTTGCCCTCACTGAGGTCCACGAGCAGCCTGCGGACGCCGACCAGGTTCGCCATCGCCGCGTCCTCCCGCTCCGAGACAGGTCCGTCGGCGACGCTGCCGACGATCTTGATTCTTGTCTTCGTGTGGGGGTTTGGTGGGGTAGGGGAAGGAAGGGTCCTAGGGGAGGAAGGGGAAGGGGAGGAAGGGGACCAAGGTGGATCACAGCTGCTGTCAGACGAGGGTTGATTCTGCGGATTGTTCAGAGCTATTTCAGAGTCATGTTGATGGACATCTTCTGATCCGAGGAATGACAGCTGCTCAGCGGCCTCGGAACCGATGGCGGATCGCGTGCGCTTGGCGGCGTCGTGGAACTCGATCAGGAGACGCTTCTGCACGAACTTGCCGCGCGACTTCTTGAAACACGCCATGATCGCGGGGCCGACACGTTGCCACACGTGCTGAGCCTCAGCGAGGCGAGCGATCGTCGGCTCGTCGGCGATCACTCCTGGAGTCGTCGTCTTCCACGACTTGAACAGAACCTTCATGTATGCGCCGAAGGTCTCCAGGTCCATGCCCACCACGTTCTCGTCGCCGAGCAACGCGTCGACCCAGATCGACAGGAACTGCCTCTTGCGCGCCGTCATTCTGTCTCTTCCCCAAGTAGAAACAAAAAAAGGCCCGGCCTCCCGCGAGGGAGGACCGAGCCTTTGTACCACTGACCAACGTGAATCGCGAAACTCTTTCTTCCTACGCCACCAGCTTGATGCTCCGCGGGATGCGCGGCTCGCGCGTGATGCGGCCCTGCTTCTGCAGTTCCCGCAACCACACCACGACCGCACTGTGCGAGACCTTGATCGCCTCGCTCAGGTCGCGGATCGACGGCGGGTAGCCATGTGCCTCGCTGAACTCCTTGATCTTCTCGATCACGTCGTCCAACCGGCCCGCCGTCTTCGAGCTCTTGATCTCGGGCTTCTGCGGCTTCACTTCCTTCTTCGGCGCCTTCTTCCTGGTGCTCATGCATCCTCCCGTCTGCCGTGTGCTAGATCGTCACGCAACGCAGCGTCTGCGTCGGCGTGCACGTCGAACAGATCGCCCGCGAACGGCAGCGGCTCGACCTTGAACTTCCTCTTCGTCGCCTCGAACTCGCCCACGTGGCCGACCGCGACCATCTTGCCGTGCTTCACCATACGCGCGATGAAGTCGGCCGTCACCCAACCCCTCTGGTCCCACGCCACGTACGCGCTGTCGCACTCGCGAGCCATCGCCTCGTTCCTGCACATCGTCGCCTCGCGTCGCGACTGGCCTTCCTCCTGGACGATCGCGTATTGCTCGAACGTCTTGCCGGCGGACAGGATCGCGTCGCCGAGTCGCCGGTAGTCGCCCTCCTCGATAATGAAACTCGCATCCGTGTCGGCCTTAGCGATCACTTGAGAAAGGCTGTTGATCACCTCCTTGTGCATGCCACGACTGACCATCAGCGCCAGCTTCTTCATCGCGTCCCCTTGATGCTCAAGAGAAGGAGATCCGTGTGCCACAGGTTCCCGATCGGCACCTCGTAACGCTCCTTCTCGGGGTTGAACTTGCCGCGGGCTTTCACTTGATCGTAGGTGAGATAACCGAGGCATGCAACCTTGTACAGCCCTCCACTCGGACTCGGCCTCTTCAGGGTGACGAAGAGGATGTTGACGTCGTCGGTGTAGCGATCGCTGCAGCAGTAAACCAAGCCGTTGTCGAAGCTCACCGACTTCACGTCGACGTTGATCTCCGGGTAGTCCAGCTTGTCCCAACAGTCAATGCTCTTGTTCCACTTGATCGCGCCCTTGCTGAGAGGCTCCAACACCGACTCAGAGATGGCGCCCTCGCAGTCGTACTCCCACCACCTGCCTCGATCGACCGCCTTGTTCGTCAAACCATTGATCCTGGAGCTGACCTGTCGAGCTGCTCCGATGCCGGCTGCCATCGTCGTCCACTCACGCGACATGACGACGTAGACCTGCTGCGGAGTCACGACTCGCTCGACGACGCTTCCAACTGGCCCCTCAACCATTTGATGGACTCCTCCTTGGCGTCGTCCAGGAGCCACCTCGACAACAGATCGGTGGCGTCCGGGATCGCCGCTGACGGTTTGAAGTTGCGGTCCTTGAGCAACTCCTTGGTGGTCGGCCCGCCGGCTCTCGTGAGCTCGCGCACGATCTCGTTGGCGATGCAGATCTTCAGCACCTCCAGCTGAGGCAGCGGCGGGACTTCGTGATACGGGATGCGCTGCGCCCACGTCTCGATCGCATTGATCGCGATCCTGAGCGCAGCTGACGGATGCGTGCCTCGTCCATGGCCCCTCATGATCAGGTCTCCGAGTGGTCTCGTCACTGGATCACCAACCTCGCGGTCCTGGTCAACCGCGCCCCTTCAACGTGGTGGCCGCTCTTGATGGCCTCCTTGATCTTGGCCTTGTCGGGGACGAGCGCGGGCGGCGGTGGTACCCGCTTCATGTCGTCCGGGATCAGGTGAGGCTGGGTGATCTCCACCGACTCGGGATTGAGGCGGCGTACCAGCTCACAGGTGTTGCACACGATCTTGTCCTGATCGCGCATCTCCATGACGCGGAGTACGTACTCCCGCATGCGCCTCGCGGCGCCGTCGAACCTCTTCTTCCTGGCGGTCACGCGGTCGATCTCGCTCTCCGCGGCCTCGACGCACATGTCCATGTCCAAGATGAAGTCCGCCACCGCCTCGACCTTCGACAGCAGCGCGTCAGCGGTGCGAGCGAACTCGCGTTGAGCCACCTCCAACTGCTCGACCGCCTCGGGGTTGATGCCGCCGTCCTCGGCCTCCAGGTTTGCGTTGGCCTCGTCCATGCGCTGGCTGAGGCCGACGAGGGTGTTGTAGGCCACCATCTCGTCGGTGCTGATCTCGAACAGACTGCGCTTGCGGAGGCTCATGCGCCGCCCTCCGTCGAGATGATCTCGATCTGCGAGATGAACTCGTCGATCTCGGCATCGCTGATCTGCGAGTACTTGCGCCACGACTTGCCCATGGTCTCGTTGATCAGATCCATCATCTCGCCGTCGTTGAGACCGCGCCGATCGCGCACTGCGTCGAGCGCCTTCAACTTCTCGATCCGCGGGTGGGCCGACTTCTCCGGCGCCTTCGCCGGCGCCTTCGCCGGCTCGGCCTTGGCCTCGGGCTTCGTCTCGGCCTTGAGGTCCGCCGCGGCCTTGGCCTTCGTCTCGGCCTCGGCCATGTCCTCCAGGTCCTGCGTGAAGAGGTCGCTGCTGCCCGTGGCCGCGATCGTGGCGTCCACCTTGGCCCTCTTCTCGGCCATCTTCACGAGGGTGTTCTCGAGGTCGTAGGCGTCGGGGTTCGGCACGCGGCCCGCCACCAAGTCCACGAGCCGCGAGTCGTTCTCCGCGAACTCCATGCCGCAGCCGCCCGCCTTCTGCATGCACACGAACGGCTTCGTGCCCTTGAACGGACCGCCGCGCGCCTCCCACTTGCTGAGGATGATCGTGGGCTGACCGCAGTTCGGGCACTTGCGCCCAGCGTTGCGGAAGCGGTGCTTCACCTCCCAGCTGTTCGCGGCGCCCATGCCGACCCCGACGACCGGCCCGGCCGTCGATCCGACGTGGACCGTACAGCGGACGATCACCGAGATCGCCGGCGTCTCGGCGTTGGCCACGTCGCCGCGCACGATCTGAGGCGCCTCGGGGTTCGCGACGTACTTGTGCAGCTTGAGGAGGAGCTCGGCGCCGGCCTTGAACAAGCCGACGCGCCCCTCGGCCACCGCCTTCTTCAACTCCTCGTCCTTCAACCCCGGCACGCCGTAGTGAACGCCGGCCACCATGAGCTCGCGGCAGATCTTCCGCATGCGCTTGTAATGGACGGTCATCTTCTCCAGGAGCGCGGAGAACTGCGTCTCGTCGAGCTCCGCCAACGGGTACGCGGGCTGCTCGATCACGATCATGCTGCTGCCCGCGTTCGGTCCACGGACTTCCATGCTCTCATCAAGATTCAACATGTGCTCCTCCGATCCGGTTCATCTCGTCGATCAAGATCCTCACCGCCTCAGCCAACACGATGCGCTTCCCCTTCGGACTCACGCCTCCCTTCTCGATCACCACTACCGTGACGCTCGGCGCGGGGAGGCGGCGCATCGATCCGACCACGATCTCAACGCTCCCCTCCTCCGCGGCCTCGAACTTCTTGACGCCGTCCTCCTTGACCACGACGTAGCTGAACATGGTGTCTCCTTGTACACTGAAACCGCTGTCAAGCAGAAACTCTTTCAGCGGATGGTCTCAGTGAAGCCGCTGCCCACGTCGCCCGTGAACGAGACCTTCGGGATCTCCATCGGCGGCGGGTTGCCCGCGATGTCGATGACGTCCGTGTACTCCCAACTCTTGAGGTGCCACGCCCCGTCGTCTCCGCGTGCCGCGATCGCCCGCCACGGCCTGACCGACAGCCGAAACCCCTGCAGGCGGTCCACAGCGACGCGACCAGCGATGACCTCGACGCGATCCTGCCCGTCGGGCGGACTGGCCCAGAGAACAATCGAGCCGTCCACGGTCTCCAGCCCTCGGTTACGGAGCTGCATGTAGTCGAGGCCGAGGTTGACGCGCATATGCGCGACGCCGGTGGCCACGCCCTTCTTGTCGATCGACAGCGTGGACTCCCAGAGGAGGTCGGGCCGCGCGGCGCCGAAGCCGACCGTCAACTGAGTCGCATACTCGCCGAACTTCGCGCGTCCCTTCTCCGACCCGGGCACCTCGGCCATCTTGTACAGCGCCGTGGCGAACCGACTGGTGATCTCCGACCGCGCATCCTGGAGGACGTTGGCGCGATTGGTGTAGGACTCGCTCTTCAACTTCTGATCCGCGGCGAATCGCTCGCGCCACAGTCGGCGCGAGCTGCGGTTCATGCTCGTTCCCATCGCCTCGGTGGAGAACTCCTTGAACTCCCGCCGCTGCGAGTAGGTCGTCTTCATGCCCTTCACCATGTCGAGGCACTGACACTGCTTGTCGCCCATCTTCTGGAACATCGCCATCGCGGCGAGCTCCGCCTTGCTGTGATTGTGAGTCGTGATCGGGCCGAGCCGCGTCCAGGAGATGCGGTGCAGCGCGCCCGAGCATCTGATCCTCGTCGTCTCGACCACCTTCTTGCCCGACAACTTCAGCCTGCGCTTCTCACTGAGCCGGTACGCGAGCGATCTTTCCCACATGTGGTTCATGGCTGGACTCCTTCATCCGTTGGTTACTTGACGTCCACGACCTTGCCGACGTGGATGGGCACGTTGCCCGGTTGACCTGAGACGTTGCAGACGATGACCACCATGTCGCGAGGCATCTCGTGCTTCGCGGGCCACGGCGTGATGCAGTCGGTGATCAAGACCATCATGTTGTAGCCCTTCTCCTCGGCGTACTTGAAGGCGAGACGCATGTCGGTGCCGCCGCCGCCCTTGAGGAGTTTCTTGATCGCCTCGGCGTCACTCACGGACGCCACCTCCTGGATCTTCGCATCCACCGCGAAGCACTCGCATGCGCAGTTGACCGCCTTCAAGATCCCCGCGGCCTCGCTCACCGCGGAGACCAGCAGGCCGGCCATACTGCCCGAGGTGTCGATCGCGATCGCGGGCCGCGGTACGCGGGAGATCGTGCTCGGCAACACCGGCGCCTTCGATCCCCACAGGCCTGCGACCGCCCAGCTGCGACGCGACGGCCGACGATACGAGAAGTCCGTGGCGCCCTTGACCACGTTGATGCCGTGACGGACGTGCGCGGCGAGTTGCTTGCGCCAGTCGATCGTCGGCGGCTTCAACTGCTCGTTGGCCCACACGGCCCAACTGCCCGGGACCGTTCCCGGCTGCTGACCACGGATCGCCTCGGCCGTGGTCTTGCGGATCACGCCCTGCTCGATCTCGTTGTTCTTCGACACGTCGCACGCCTTGCCCTCGATCGGATCGGGGTTCGATGCGCAACCGCCGCAGCGACCGCCCGCTCCGGGCATCGGCTTGCCCAACGTGATCTTGACGATGCGGCCGTCCTTCACCGCCTTCTCCGCGCCCTCCAGGAGTGCGAGCACGTAGAACTCCATGGTCTTCCTCTCGGGGAACTTAAACAGCCGCGGCGTCAACGGCGTGAAGCCGACCGGCCACGCGAATCCCGTGGCCAAGATGTCGTCGTTGATCTCGAGGTCGCCCGCGTAGTTGCACAACGCGTGCATGGACTCGATGCCGTACATCGCCATCAACGCGTCCCTCACCTGGTCGTAGCGCGAAGAGATCAACGGCTTGATCGCGTTGCCGCGGGCGTGATGCTCCCGCTCGTTGTGCTGCAACTCGTGGAGCTGGACCGTGGCCGCGCCGTCCGGCCCGATCGCCTCGGCGAAGTCGGGGTCGTAGAACATGCGCGACCCCTCATCCACCGCGAACGTACCGAGACCCTTCGACTCGACGGGCTTGAGATTGTAGACGGCCGTCGTGAACCACGTCAAGATGCTGTGGATCTTGAGACGGCCTGCGGCGAGGATCGAGAGACCCCTCATGACTGCACCCCCTTCTTCTTCGCGATGCGGTTGTACTCGTCGGAGATCGCCGCCTGCTCGGCCGCGTACATCTCCCTCATCCCCTTCAGCACCTCGCCCATGTCGCCCGTGAGGTCGAAGGCGAGGGCGCACTCGTCCGCGGACTTGATCGCGTCCTGGACGCGCTTCATGTGGACCGACGCGTAGGCGCCAGCCTTCTTGAAGTCGAGATCATTCCACGACTTCTTGACGGCTGAAAGTCTGCTCTTCGCGACGCTGACTGTGTGGTCCAACGCCCTGCGGATGCGGCCCGCCTCCTCCATCATCGCGATCTTCGCCATGCGCATCAGCGAGTCCTTCTCATTGGAGTCGAAGCGGACGATCTCCACCTTCGCGCCCTTGCTCGTCATCTCGTTGATCGGCAGGAGGGCCACGCGGCCCTCCGGCACGATCCAGCACGAGTAGTTGATGCGGACGCCGTGGCGCTTGAACTGCTCGCTAGGATTGACGATCTCCTTGGTGAGCCGCGCCGGGATGTCGTACACGATCAGGTAGTAGTTCATTGACGGTTCCCTTCGGTTGGTTGGTTTACTTCTTGTCGAGGGCGATGCCGCTCGCGTTGATCACGGGGTTGACGATCGCCGCGATCTTGACGACGAGCGGGTTGTCGGCCCAGTTGGACGGACGGTTCTTCTCGTTGACGAGGATGCGCGTCGCGATCGCGACGAAGTCCTCGCCCATCGGCAGAACCTTGTCGAGCAGAGGCCACGCGGCCGACCAGCGCCGCTTGTACTCGGCGGTCTTCTTGTTGTCCGCACGGACGGCGGCGCGGCCGATGGCGCCGCACACCGCGAACGTGATGTCGGGACGGTCGGCCTTCGGATTCCACTTCACCTTGCCGTCCAGGAGGTCGTCGGCGTTGGGGAGGTTCATCTCCTTGCGCGCCTTCTCGAACTGAATGCCGCACGGCTCGCCGATCGTGCCGATGGCGATCGTCGGCAACAGGTCCTCCATGTCCAGCGCGATCGCGGTCGCGTAGAGGTTGACGAGGTTGCGCCACGACCGGATGGTGGCGTACGCCATGGGGAACCGCCCGCGGATCGCGGCCGGCGACTCCTTAGGAAGCGCGCCGAGTTTCCTCGCGTAGCCCTCGACCACGGACTGCACGTGGTCGTACGCGATCTGCCGCTTCTCGGGATCAACCTTCTCCAACGCGGGCACGTTGTCCTCGCCCGCCAGGTGGGCGAGGAACTCGGTGAGGTCCGGGCCGTCCGTCTGCACGTGCTGCAGGCGGTTGGCTAGCGGGTACGGCATCTCGGTGCCGTTGGCCGCGGTCTCCGGCGGGTTGCCGATCAACATGTGCCGCGCGGTGTCGGGCAAGTAGTCGTCGTCGATCGCGCCCTCGTGGACGATGCGCATCGTCGCCGCTTGACACGCGGCCGGGCTCGACGTGATCTCGTCCCAGATGATCAGCGTCGGTTCGCCCTTCATCGCGTCGTGGAACCACTGCGGCTTGAGGTGCTTGGTGTACTCGTTCTTCTCCGACGGGTACGGCGTACCGCCGATGTCGGTCGGGTCCATCATCGACGTGATCAGAACGTTCTTCCGCCACTTGTAGCTTTGGGCGAGCGCGTACGCGGCGCTCGTCTTGGCGGTGCCCGGGTCCGACCAAATCATGAGAGGCGGCGCGACATTCTTCGGCGTCTGCAGGTTCACGTGCATCAGGCGGATCAACTGTTTGAAGTTCATGACGGTTCCCCTTCGTGTTGGTTGGTTGGGACTACACTTTTTCCTTGCGGCGTGCGGCCAGGTCGCGGAGCTTCTGCTTCGCCTCGTCGGTCATCGTCTTCTTGATCGCGCAGAGCAGCATGAACTTCTTGCACGACCGACACTTCTTCCGGCGCTGCTCCAGCGGCCAACTCGCATTCCACTCGTGCTGGACTTCCTCGTTGCGGTGCTTGCATTCCATCGTGACGCAGACGTACACGCCCATCTCGTTCGGCATCATTTTGATCCGAGGTTGCGGCGGGGGACCATTCCCCCGCCGCCCTCGCCTCGTTACTTCCTCGCCAACTCGTGCAGCGTCTCGAGCGTCTCCAAGTCGTCGTTCACCAGGAGCACCATGACGCTCGCGATGATCGCTTGCGCCAACACCGCGGCGCGAGATCGCCGCCTCGCTACCTCGGCCATCTGCGCCGCCTCGCGTTCTCCAGCCGTGGCAACAACTGGCGCTGCGGGGATGCTGCGACTGCGGATGAACTCCCCGAGCGCTTGGTCCGTGAACGTCGTGCCCGTCATGTCGACCAGGAGCGCGGGGTGGTTGTAGTGGATCACGGTGATCAGCTTGTTCACCGTGGTACGCGGGATGAACCCGTTCTCCTTGATCCATCCGTCAACGACCGCCACCAACTCCTGCTTCGGCTTCCAAAGGTGGCGGACCTTCCTCGTCTTCGTCTGCACGACGGCCTCCGCGATCGGACCGACTACGGCGTCGATCTCCTTGTTGGTCGGTACGTACTCCATGGTCGCCACTCCCTTCACGGTCTTCGACGGCTCCAGGAGCGCGGCCGCCTTCACCGCGAACTTCTCCAAGGCCGGCGTCGGCGTGTCGCTGCGCTGCCACTTCTTCATGATCTCCTCCTTGTTCCGCTCCCACTTCCTCTTGCATGAATGCCGATCGTGGATCACTCGCGGGTAGCCTGTCACGCGACGCCCCACAACGATCACCTCGTTGTGGCCGACGCGATCGGGGCACACCTCGCAGACAACCGGGTGCTTGCCACCTCGTCCGCCTTGCATCTACCCCTCCTTTGATGTGCGACGGTCCGCTTCGATTTGCTGCGCGATCTCCATGATCGTGTTCTCCAACTTCCAACCGAGTTCGGTGATGGCGACGGTCGCCCACGCGTAGTCCTTCTGTCCCTTCAACTCCGCGCGCGCTTCTTCCACTGACCGCTCCGCCTCCTTCAACTTCCGGAGCGCGGCGACTGCCCTGAGAATCGCTTGGTGGTTGACCACTTTACTCCTCCACGTTGAACACGCGAACGTTTCGCGCGAGGACATACAGCTTGCGGCGCCCACCGAAGTCGAGCGCCACCTTCGTCACACCGGACTTGCGGTACACCCGCTCCACGACGTGGACGCCGAACGCCAGCGCCGTGTCGTGCGTGAGTAGCACCGAGTCGCCCTTGCGGACCTTCCTGTCGTCCGCGTCGTACGCGAACTCGAGATCCACTCCAGGAGCGGGCTTCAACTTCGCGGGGATCGTCATCTTGGATTCCTCCAGTCGCTTGTCGAGATACGCGTTCTCACGGATGATCGCCTTCGCCTCGCTTAGGTAACTCATCTAGATCTCCTTCTTGTTGGCAGCGTGCGCAGCGGTGAACTGCTTCATCCCCGCGTAGCACTTGATGGTCGACTGCATCTCGTTCACGAACTTCCGGCTGAACCTGCCCGCGATCATGTCCTCCAGCTTGTTGATGCAACCGAGCAGCCACTCGCGCTCGTTCTCGATCGTCGTCTTGTCGCGGAGGTTGCTGATGTCCGTCTGCAGCATGATGACTTCGCGTCTTTGTTGGGTGGTCATTGAGTTGCTCCTTGAGGTTTTTGGTTGAGGGTTTTCTTCGTTTGAAGTTGTTGCGACGAGACGGGCGCTACCCCGTCTCGTTCCTTTCGTCGCGTCGCCTCCATAACGAGTGGCTACCACCGGCGCGTCCGTCACGACGCTCGCGGTCCTTTGAGTCACTCGATCCGATTCCCGTTGCCGCGGTGCTCCGCGGCGTTCACGGTTAGCGCGCCAACGGTTCCGCCCTGGTCGGTGCGGATTGCGTTGACGTCGCTTCGGCTTCGCTATGTCCGTTCGGTCAGCGGCCCCGTGCGCTCGTCGCGGCGGTTGCCGGTTCACTTGCCCCTCGGTCCGCGGTGCCTTATCAGCCCATCCCGCGCAACCTCGATCTGACCTTCCGTTTTCGTCGGCCCGTTTTGCGGTCCGCCGTGCTCCGTGCTACGTAGAAGAATATACAGCAACTGGTTGTCCTTTGTACACCTCCATAGGACCCTAGAGAAGCCATCACGGAAAGGGGCTGGCCCGACGGCCCCCAAAGAGTTTGTCCCGTGGGCGATCGTGGAGTACCTTCGGCGTCCGAGGAGCAACGCTCCTCTATAGACTAACCAACCAGGAGGCGAGGCGGTGGCCGACCACGATCTTCTCAAGCGGATGTTCGAGATGCAGCACGATCTCCAAGCGCGACTCGGGACGCCGATGATCGGCGACGACGCGAGGCGGAAACGCGGCGGCATCCGGATCAACTCACTCGCGGACCTCAACGAGACCGACCGCGCTGTGATCAAGAAGTGGCACAAGGAGTTCTCGCTCGCGCTGATGATGGAGGCGAGCGAGTTGATGGACTGGAGTCCGTGGAAGCACTGGAGCTCGCGACTCGGCAACAAGGCGGAGATCACGTTCCTCGGACCCGACCACCTGCGCGAGGTCCACATGGAGATCGTGGACTGCTTCCACTTCCTGATCGATCTCGCCTTGCTGTACGGCTTCACCGCGGAGGATCTCTTCGAGACGTTCGCCGAGAAGAACGCGATCAACCACCGCCGCCAGGACGGAGGCTCGTACTAATGATCATCGTGGAGGGAGTCGATCGCGTCGGCAAGTCGAGCTTGGTGAAGGTGCTCGCACGGAACCTTGGATTCAAGATCGTTCACTGTGTCGTCCCGCCGGACGGCGAGAGCGTCTTCGACTACCACATGCGCATGATCCAGGACGGCGAGGACGCGATCGTCGATCGCCTCCACTGGTCGGAGTACGCGTACGGCGAGACGTACCGCCAGGGATGTGGGTACACGAAGAAGCAGTGGCGTCAGCTCGAGGACGAACTCCAGGCGGCGGAGGCTGGCGTCATCCTTCTCAGCGACTCGCTCAAGCTGATCCGCGAGCGTTGGGGACCGGAGGAGCAGTTCGACGTCGCCGGCCTCGTGCGGCTCGACAGTTTCTTCTTCGACGTGTTCTTCAACCGCGCGCCGTTCAAGTCCGACCTGCCGCGGCGTCACTACAACTGGCGTGACTTCTTCAACCCCGACGGGTCCGAGCGCGGCGACGCCTTGAAGACCATGACGAAGTCGCTGTGGTGAAGGACATGCGGCTCGGGGTTGACGAGTACTTCATGCAGATCGCCCACGCGACCAAGACGCGATCGACCTGCCCACGCGCCCAGGTGGGAGCTGTCCTCGTGTCTGACGGTAGGATCGTGAGCGCCGGATTCAACGGCGCGCCTCACGGGGCGCCTCACTGCAGCGAGTTCGGGTGCTTCATCGTGGACGACCACTGCCGCGGGGCGGTCCACGCCGAGATCAACGCCCTGCTCCACGCCGAGAAGTACGGCGACACGATCTACGTGACCCACACGCCGTGCCTCGAGTGCCTCAAGGCGATCATCAACCACGGCGTCATCCGCATCGTCTACGACCTGGACTACCGTGACGACGCGCGCGAGCAGTTCATCGGCTGGCTCGCGAACAACCCGACCACGAAGGTCCGGCTGGTGATGCAGCGGATCAGGAGGGAGTCGTGAGCGAGCTGACGAAGAACGAGGAGGCCGCGATCACCGCCTTCAACGAGGCCACCGGGCACGTCGCTCACAACTACGGCACGCGAGCCTCCATTGCTGTCGGCCGCGAGCTGATTAGGCTCCGCGCCCGCATCGCGGAGCTGGAAGCCGAGACGAAGCGCGCGCGGGACTACTCCATCCACATGGATGGTCTCCTGCGTGCGGAGGAAGCCCGCATCGCGGAGCTGGAGCGGGAGCGGGACGCCTTCGGGGCTGGGTTGGACAAGGCCAACCACAAGCGGGCCGTCGCCGAGTCACAGCTCGCCGCTGCGCGGGAGGCGCTGAGCAACGTTCCGCATGAGGACCACTGTCTAGCGGACGCCGTGACCATCGGCCCCGCCGGCATCCGCGGCATCGTCAAGCGCGGGGGAGACCCCGACGCATTCCCGCAGCCCTGCACTTGTGCGTTGGCCGCAGTCCGCGCCGCTCTCGACGGGCTCGGGGAGAAAAAGGCGTGAACTACCTCGGCTCGTTCCCGTCGATGGATCAGGCGTACCCCATCCTGGTGAGCCGAGTCGTCAAGGACGGCGAGAGGCTGTCGCCTCGCGGGATGGTGTCGATCGAGATGAGGCCGGCGTCGTTCACGATCACTGATCCGACACGGGCCGTGTACACCGGCGAGAAGCGCAAGATGAGTTACAGGTTCCTCGCGGTCGAGACGCTCAGCTACCTGGCGGGTCTCGGCGACGAGAAGACTGCGAAGCTCCTGGTCGCGGTGAACAAGAACCTCGATCCATACCTCAACAAGTTGACGATGAAGTTCGACGGCGCCTACGGACCGCGGCTCAGGCAGAGTCTCCCGGCGGTGGTCGCGCTCCTCGATCGAGATCGCGACAGCAGGCAGGCGGTCGCCGCGATCTGGTCTCCCGGCATACCGGAGTCGATCGACGTCCCATGCACCGTGTCGCTGCACTTCTACGTCGCCCACGACAAGCTCGAGATGACGGCCTACATGAGGTCCAACGATCTGATGTGGGGAACGCCGTACGACGTCGCGGCCTTCTGCATCCTGCAGCAGGCGGTGGCGAAGAGCCTCGGCCTCCAGGTGGGCGCGTATCACCACGTCGCCGACTCGCTCCACGTCTACCAGGAGCGCGTGCCCGACGTCAAGGACGACAAGACGATCGACCTGCCGTTCGAGCCGTTCAAGAAGATGGTGTGCGAGTCCATGCACCCGAGCTCGATCATCCGTCACATGATGGATGACTCGGCCGACCTGATCAAGCAGATCTACAGGTTCTTGAACCTCGACAGCATCGACGGTCCACCGAAGACCGCCAGCCACCTGCGGTTCTTGTTCGGGCAGTCCAAGGACCCGGTGGAGAACGCGTGGGTACGCATGCTCAACGGGAAGTGGCTGTGAGGGCGATCGGTTACTTGGTCGGCGGCGGCTCGATGTCGCTGGGCGTCGAGGCGGCTGGGTTCGAGATCTCCGGCGTGTGGGAGACGCCCGGTTACTCGAAGAACGCTCAGTCGTGGGATCTCAACCGCCCGATGCTCGCGCACTCGGTCCAGGAGGTCCGCGCTGGGTCTCGATTCCTGGGCGGTGACGACGTGGATCTGATCTACGGCAACCCGCCGTGTGGAGGTCTCTCCAACACGACGGGTGCTCAGCACACGAGTCCCACGAACCTCGTCATGCAGAACTGGTTGGGGATGGTGATCAAGGCGAGGCCTCGCGCGATCCTGATGGAGAACGCGTTCCAGCTCGCCACCGGGGCCGGCGCCCCGATCCGCGATCTCCTCGGCTCACAGCTCGACGACGCGGGCTACAAGTCGACGATCTGGCTGATCGACTCCTGGGAGCTCGGTACGCCTCAAGTCCGGCGGCGCGCGTTCCTGGCCGCGGTCAAGGAGGGCTCGATCGTTGACGTCAAGTGGAGCGTGCCCTACCAGTTGAGGGAGGAGAACTCGTATCCCAAGGAAGTGTGGGCGGAGACGCGCTTGATCGACGCCGACCCGAGCCCCAGTCCCTTCTACGACGTCGCCGGGACCAAGATCACGCAGCACTGGTGGAACAAGACGGGCTATCAGCACAACGAGCTGCTCAAGGAACATGGCGATCGGATCACGCTCGGCAAGTTCCTCACTCCTCACGAGCTCAAGATGCTCGAGGCGCGCGCGGCGGCCGGAATCAAGTCAGCGAAGCGAGAGATCGAGAAGCGGATGCCATTGCTCTGGCCTGAGGTGCCGCGCGCGTTCTCGAAGCCCAAGCAGTTCAAGGTGATCAGGCGGCTCAGGGCCGAGGCCCCGAGCTTCGTGGTGCTGTCGGAGTTCAACCTGGCTCACCCGACCTTGAACCGCCTCCTCACGATGCGCGAGATGGCGCGGCTCATGGGCTACCCGGACGACTGGGTGTTCCACGTCCTCCACCCGCGGCTGGTCGCGCAGGGGGTGCCCGTGGCGAACGCGAGATGGGCGGCGTCAAGGCTCATGGAAGCCTTGACGGCCGCCCACTCGTGAGCTAGACGCCGAACGCCTTGTCGACGTGAGGCTTCAGCCAGCCGTCCCACAGGACCTTGGCCATCCCGCTGTGGAGGAAGCCGAGCAGGAGGTTGGTCGCGAAGTTGTGCGGCTGGCCTCCGCCGGTGGCGGCGAGCGCGTTCGTGACGCCGCCCAGTGTCCCTAGGATATAGAGCACGACGTTGACCCAGGGGATGAGATCGTTGGACCAGTTCTTGGCGAAGGGCGCGAACTTCCAGATCATCCCGACTGCAACCATGATCAGCACCGCACTGCCCTTCAACCACGCGAGCAGGTTGACGGCGATCTCGGGATGGATGGGCGACGGCGCCGGCGGCGCCTGAGCGAGGACGGTCGCGGCAACGAACAGCCCGACAACCGCCAGAAGCAGCTTGAGAATCTTCATCCTGAGCCTCCTATGGGGTGATGGGGACGACGTGACGTCTGTGCCTGAGATCCTCGATGGCGCTCTTCTGCTCGGCGCTCCCGTCGGGTTCTATGATCGCGACGACCGCGATCTCTACGACGTCCATCACGCGCTCGAATCGGATCGAGTCTTGGACTGCAGTGTTCCTCTGGGTTCTCTCCAGCCTCTCCAGGCCGGCTGAAGTCTCTGCGATGTGCTGTCGGACGTCCATCGTCGACTTTCGGATGATCCAGCCGATGGTCGCAGAGCCGACCGCGACCACCATCCCTCCAGTGAGTATCCACAGCCTCATGCGGCGGAACAAATCGTCGATCCGTCCGATGCCGACATGTATCTCGTTCATCTCTGGGCTCACGCGGCCTTCCTCCCTGGTGTCATCCTCGATGTCCGCCATTAGTCCTCCACCCAGGCGATCCTGGCCGCGATCGCTCCATTCTTCTTGAACAGGGTTGCGTCTGTCTCCTGGATGGCGTCTCCATCGTTCCTATAGTTACCAGCGGAGCAGTGGATGACTGCGATCGGACCGAGCTCGTTGCTCAGAGTGACGATGCCGATGTGTCCCTGCTTGTCTCCTCTGTCCGGCCACACGAGGACGTCGCCGGGCATCACCAGGTTCCACGGGACCTCTGCAGCGAAGCCGAGAGGCGTCTTGGCGTCCTCGTATACGTTGCTGCACTCCAACCAGTCGCCTCCAGGGAGGTGAGGGATCGCTCCGTTCGGCAGGTAGCGATCCACTCCCATGGCCCAGGCGACGAAACCGCTGCAGTCGAGCTTCACGTCGGGAAGGCGAAGCTGGGGCGCGCGACCGCCGGCACCGAGTGAGTAGATCGTCGGCCTGCCGATGGCGCTGCGCGCACGATCGACCACCTGCTTCCTGGTCATGATCCCCAGAGACTTCGCCACCAGTTCCTCCACTACGCCGGCTCACCGCGCGCTACGACGAGAAGGCGGGTTCCTCGCTTTCGCGCGCGGCTCACCGGGTCACTCAGAATCGGGTCCGTCTGACTCGTCCTCCGGCGTGCCGGAGCCAATCCCGAAGCGGCCGAGGAGCGTCGCGGCAACGGTCCCGGCGATCGCCGACTGGAGGAGGCCGGACGCGCCCTTGGCCATCGTGTGGTTCATGGACGCGACCACCTGCTCGTGGAGCATCGCCGGCAGCACCTCGTTGGTGGTGTGGATCGCTACCGAGTAGAAGTGGAGACGGCGCTGGATGTCCTCGGACGCCACGAACCGATACAGGGTCTTGATCGCGCCGCCCTCCCTGATGAAGACGCCGCGGTTCTTGATCACGAACACTGGTCCCATGGGCGACGTGCCGCGAAGTTGCGATCCCTGGCGGTGGAGGTTCAGTCGGCTGAGGTACATCCCTGGAGGGACGCTCTCCCTCTGTGACGGCCTGGCGCCGCCCACGATCGGGATCGCGATGTTGGCGCCCAACTCCGGATGCTGGCTGCCGCCCTCCTCGAACTGCGAGAGCCTCAACCTCTTCTTCTGCCCGATGCGGATCATCGCCCACATGCGTCCGACCGTCGGCCTGGCGAACGGCTTGATGATCGCGATCTGACGGAGGATGAACTTCGACTTCCTCACGGTGACGTCTTCCTGGATCTTGAGGCGCTGCCTCTCCTGTATGAGTTTCATCGTCGCGTTGATCGAGTTGGAGATGGCATACGCCTTCTGGCGCTCGCTGAGGAGTAGGGCTTCCAGGACGAAGTTGTCCTTGAGTTCCGCCTCCATGGTGACCATCAGACGGGGAGGAGGCCGTCCTGCCCCATGTACAGCTTGTCGGTCTCATTCTCGTACACGACCCACGCATCGACCGTGACGCTGGGAACGTCCGGTCCAGCCACTGCGGCGACGAGACGCAGTGTGATATACGGCCAGCCCATGTATGGAACACCGGTCGCCACGGTGATGACCACTGGCATCGGGTTCGTGAGGCTGAGTACGTGACCGCTCACGCCGTCGCCGAGAAGGTTGGTACCTGCCGGGTTGAAGAAACCGCCGCTCCCCGTGCCAGATCCAATCCACGTGCACGGCTGCGGCGCACCGCCGCCGTTGCCGTACACCAGGAAGTGAATGGCCTTTGCACCCAGACACGGGATGTACTTCGTGAACAGCTGGTTGTTGGTCACGAGAGTCTGGTTGTCGATGACCTTCGGGTATTTGAACGTCTTCACCGCGCACCTCCGTCAGGCCGGCAGCAGTCCGTCCTGACCGTTGACCAGCTTGTCAGTCTCGTTCTCATAGATCACATAGGCATCGACAGTGACGTTGGTGACGTCGTTGGCTGGAGACGCGCCGGCGTTGCCGATCAGTCTCAAGATCAGGTAAGGCCACCCAAGATAGAAGAGACTGGGGGTGGGGTAGAACGTGACTGACATCGGGTTCGTCGGAGTGAGGGCGTGGCCGTTCACGCCGTCGGCGGTCGCCAATCCAGCGGGTGCGAAGAATCCTCCGCTAGGAATCCCTGATCCGATGGTGTTGATGGCCTGAGGCGCGCCGCCTACGGCAGCTCCGACAACGAGGAACACAATCGCCTTGGCTCCCTGGCACGGGATGTACTTCGTGTTGAGTGCGCCGCCAGCGGCAACGAGCGTCTGGTTGTCGATGACCTTCGGGTACTTGAATACCTTCACGGTGTCCTCACTCCGCTGAGATCGCGAGGATCTCGGTTGAGTAGTTCGGGCCGAGACCCTGATCGACCTGCAAGATCCTCATGGTCTTCCCGACCCACGATCCGTCAGAACCATACCTCGGGAACGCCACCTTCGGGTTGATCGTCGCGTCGAACTGGAACGTCATCATGCGATGCGCGTCCGGCATCCTGAACGTGTTGAACCTCACGATTGTTCGAGGCTTCGCTGAGAAGTCGAAGAGGCGATTGCGGAACTCGACCGCCGTCACCTCGTCGCGGATGAAGTCCGCCACGACCTGATCCTCGTCTCGCGGCCCGTAGTAGCTGACGAATGTTGCGGCGTCGGTCTCCCTGGTCCCGCGGGTGTATCCACCGGTGTTGTTGTTCACGAATCCGGAATCCGTCTTGTCGTACCCCATCGTCGTGGCGCAGTTGGTCGCAGCGTTGGTGCCGCTCGACCACTTGTTGTTGAAGATGCTGGACGAGTTGACGCTGAACCAGAAGCGGTCTCGGTAGCGAGGGATCGCCGCAGTGATCGATGCCGCGTAGGTGCCGCCGCCTGGAGAGATGCTCAGGTTGCCCATGGCCTTGTTCGCAGACGTCCCAGTGCCAGGCGGTACTCCGGCGTCTAGACCGCACATCTCCATCGTGTCGCCGGCGATCGTCCATGTGAACAGGTTCACGGAGTGGTCGTAGGAGCATCCGATCGTGACGCCGACTGGGACCACGGTATTCATCGCCCGCGCACATTCAGCAGCTAGACTCTCTGCCGTGTAGTCGCCTGGGTTCAAAGTCGCAGTGTGGTTCGTCGGCCCAGTGGCCCGTATGAACGCGATGACGTCGTTGTAGCCCGCCTTGATCGAGAAACCCCAGCCGACGCTGAGTTCGGTGCCGCCAGAGGCGACGCGCATCTTCCCCTGGACCTCCGACGCCAAGTCGATCGCCTTGGTATACGTGGTTGCAGTCAGAGTGAGGTGCTGGTCCGTGGCAGCGAAGTTGTAGTCGAGACGATCGTTGACGCCGCCGACGATCTTGAGGAGCTGGTCGCGGGTCGTGGGACTCGTGAAGCCCTGACTGCTGCCGCTGTCATTGACGAAGGCCTCGAACAGCGTCTTACCCTTGAAGTTGTCGTAACCATACTTGATGCGGATCGCGTGGCGCACGTCTACGGTGCTGGTCTCCTCGGCGGTGAAGGACCCGGTGTCGTCCCACCCGATCGCGATGTCATACTCGGATATTGCGCCGACCTTCCAGGGGTACGCAAGCCACTTGTTCGAGAGGCGATCGAGATACACGCAGAGACCGCCCTGGAGCGCGATCGCCTGGGCCGCCCTCTGGACCGTCGTGCGATCTCCGAGCCACGCTGCGAGCTTGATGTCACTCGCCTGGCCGTTGCGGAGAGTGGATCTCACGTCAACGAAGCTGCCGGAGACGCCCGCGCCCGTCTGGAAGTCGGAACCGGCGACGCCACCGTACGTGACCATCAGGTGCCGGAGTATGTCCGGCGGCTTCTCGATCAGCGAGGCCGATACGCCGGTGAACGTTCCAGGGAAGTCGTCGGGTTGCCCCTGGATGTTTCCGTAGAACTGACCCTCGAGCTTCAGTGTCGGTTCAACGATGATGTCAACTTCCTTGAGATAGTTCCTGCTGCGCCGTGACTTGTGGCCCGACTGAACGACGTAAGTCTTGGTCAGCGATCCAGGAGTCACCGTGCTCCTCTGTGGTCTGTACTTCACCACGAGGGCCACCCAGTAGATGCTAGCCTTGTTCGCCGCGCCGGCGACGAAGTCGATGCGCACATCCCAAGCGTGCGTGGTGCCGCCTGATCCGAAGTCCCACGCCTGAGTCGGCCCCCAGTCCGCCGTGGCCCAGGTCCCGGTCTGCACAGCGGGCGTCGTCGCGGTGGCGACCCAGTTCGCAGTCGTAGTGCCGAAGCCCACCGCAGGATTGCGCGACTGAATCCTGAGGTTGTTCGCGTTGCCGGCATTCCCTGACCAGGCGACGTAGTACTGCACGGACTGGACCTGACCCAGGTTGTTCGCGTTCGGCAAGATCAGCTGCAGTATGCCGTGGGTAGTGCTCTGGTCGAGGGACGCGAAGCTCGTCTCATCGAAAGGGTCCATGGCCCTCTTAGGATTGGTGGCGGTGTTCTCGCTCGCCCTCACGTCCATCGGGATGATCGCGGCGTAGGCGACCGTGTTCTCGTCGGTGATCTCGAGCTTCGACTCGCCCACGGCCAGAGTCGCAGTGATCCCGGTGACGTCCAGAGGACTGAGGAGGTTGCCGCCAACAATGAACGCCGTCCTGCCGTTCGCTCTGCTCAGAATGTCCGTACACAGGTGGCAGGCGGCGACGAGTTTCACTTTCGCGGCGCCGACGCCAGAGTCCACCAGGATCAGCGGCACCGCTCCCAGACCGGCACCAGAGTCTTCCTGGAGAGACTTGTTAGCGAGGGCCGAGGTCCAGGGCGTGCGCATGTTCAATGCGTTGAAGTTGCCATACGCGATCGGGATGGGCTGACCCTGCGATCCGTCTGGCGAGTCGGGGTAGCTCACCTTGTCGACGACCGTCGGCGGCACCAGTTTGTTCCAGGCCATATCCTGGAGCAGGTAGAGGCTCACACCAGACACCGACATCTCGACCGGCCTGGATACGCGTCCCTTGAACACCTGGAGAGCATCGCTGAACGAGGTCAGCGTCGCCTCCCACAGGTAGATCGTGACCACCGCGTTCTGGAAGAGGAAGCTGGAGAGGAGATCGTGGATCGTGCCGCCAGTCGAACTCTGGCTCGCGTCGCGAACCTTCGCGAACCTGATCGTGGCGTCCACTGGGTCCATACCCGTGCCCAGAAGATCGACGGACTCCCTGACCGTCTCGCAGGTCACGCCCTCCTGCCACGTATTGCCGTCTGGCGTGTGGGTCTCGTGCGTCGCATATCTCAGGGTCCTGGAACTCGGTACCGTGAGATCGATCTGAACGAGCGTGACCCGAGACGCCGTGTAGCTGCGCCACGCGTTCTTGAATGCCGTAGTCACGGCAACCTCACGAGCGTGACATCGATGTCCCAGGTGTTGGAGAAGCCCTTGGTCTCCGTGTACTGACCGTCTTTCAAGAAGACTTCATAGATGTGGTCTTCCCAGTCCAGGAACGCGATCGAGCCGCGCTGGAGGAACGCCTGGACCCAGGCATCCCTGACCGTCGAGGACGCGCTCCTCCAGGGATGCGTGAACATCATGCCGTCGTCTCCCAGGATCGAGATGACGGTCACCCCTGACGGCAGTGGGATCTCCAGGCGGTTCTTCATCGGCGTGCGCGTGCCGCCAGGCGAGTGGATGCCCCCCAGGTCGGTCATCGATCCCACGAAGAACTTGCCCAGGGAGAAGACCACGTTCGCGAGAGACGGGCTGATCGTGAACCTCACCGATCTGACGTTGGCCACCGGCGAGAACGTGACGAAGTCATCCCTGAACGAGTTGAGCCCGAGATTCCCCATCGATCCCTGGAACGTCCAGGTGCCGCCTGGAGTGTAGGCTCCGGTCTGAGTCGAGAAGTCGAGGAAGAAGCCGCCGACGCTCGACAACCTGGACCCGAAAGCCGCAGCCGTGTCGATCGTGAACGCCGCGCCGAGATCGAAGTCGACGTTGTATTGAGTTGGCGTCGAGAGCGGACTCGACTTCCACAGCGTGTAGCGATCCGGCGTCAGGAGGTTCGCCATGACGTACGGCGCGGTCTCGATCAACGCCGGGGCGCCGCCGCCGGTGCCGTTCTTGAGCAGCACGCCCGGATTCCGGTCCAGGGTGAGGCGGTTGAGGAGCAGCAGTCTGGTGTTCGACATCAGGACACCGCCGCGAGTTCACGAATGCGCGAGTTCGCCGACCGCATCTGTCCGGTGGGCGAGAGCATGGACTGGATCAGATCCTTGGCGCTGATCGTCTGGATGATGAACGTGTCGCCACCGCTAGGACTGGTCGGAGCAGAGCTCACGATGTTTCCACCCGCGAGTTTCGAGCCGACGCCGCCGACGAACGGCGCGAGCGGTCCGGTGAACGGCGCGATGGCCAGCAAACCGAGACCGATGCCCATCTGCGCCGCGGATTGGATCACGTCGTCCAGGATGGACTTCATGAGGTGGTGGAACGCGGAGCCGATGCTCTCGGTGCCCAGAATCACGTTGGAGATCGTCGCTGAGATGCTGCTCGCCACGGCCTGCTCGGTCTGCTTCAAGGCCTCGGCGACGGCTTTACCCCTGATCGCCATCTCGTCCATGGCGGGATCGAACTTCTCCTTGATCACCTTGGTGGCCTCGAGGGTCGACATGTACACCTTGTCCCATGCCTTCGCGGCGTCCTCTGCGGCGTTCTTGCCGCCCTCGCCACGGAGCTTCATCTTGTCTGCGTCTGCGGCTCCCTTGATGTTGGGCAGGAGCGCGAAAATGCCGTGAAGATCGGGGAACAGATCCTCAGGCGGCGGCATCGTCGTCTTGGCCTTGGTCCCAGACGTCGTGGGGAATCCCTGGTCGGTCAACTGAACGCCGTGGGCGCCGGCCATGACCCGAGTCATCAGATCGCTGAATGCCTTGGCTGGATTGGCGACGATCTCAGCGATCGACTGGAAGACGTTGACGGTGGAGTCCCAGAACTTCTTCAGCGCTTCCTCCAGTTGCCTGATGATGTCGAGTAGGCCAGTGAGGCTCTGCAGGATCACGGTCGTCGGACCGACTGCGATCTGCGAGAACAACAGACCCACTCCGGCCCAGGCGGCGTGCATGTCCTTGACGCTAGCGGTCAGGGCGGCCGTCTTGTTCACTGCGTCGTTGCCGATTATGGAGTTGAATATCCTGGCGCGGTCGGCGGTAGCGTCGAGGCCGTCCGCGATGTCCTTTGCGGAGCCGATCAACTCTCCGGCGCCGCGCCCCATCAAGGTCATCGCGTCGTTGGTTGCGTCGAACTGGTTGGTCGCGTCGGCGACGTGCTTGATCAGATCGGTGAACGCCGAGGCCGTGTCCGTGGTGTTCAGGTGGAGCTTCTCGACCAGCGGGTTGTGCAGGGCGATGTTTCTGTTGAGCTGCTGGAGTGAAATGTTCAGGCCTGAGGCGCTGCCGCCGCTGTCGATGATCGCCTGCTTGAGGAGTTGGTACTGCTGGATACTGAGGCCGGTGCGCCGGGACGAGTTCTCGAGCTGGGTCACGATCTCTTCGTAGTGGACCCCGGCGACGGCCAAGGACGTGGCGATCCCAGCTACCGCCACGGCGACAGCTCCGAGCGGGCCGGCCGAGGCCACAGTCTCGGCGAGACCCTGGTTCATGCCCGTGATCTGCGAGGCGATCTTCTGGATCACCGCGCTAGACTCATCCTTGGCTCGGATGATGAACTCTACCGCTCCACCGTCTGCCATCAGCCCACCTCGTGCAGGATCATCTTCAGGGTAGCGATCACTCGAGCGATGCCCAAGTCGTCTCCCTCGCTGCAGGAACTCATCGCCAACCTGAACATCGTGTCAACGTAGATGTCGTGAGCCCTCATCACCGTGAAGTCGAATGCGAGCTGCCCAGCCTCACTGCACTTGAGCCTCATCAGGCTTGCCGGCGACTTCCGTCTGGCCCGCGCCATTCTCCACAGCTCCCACGCCGCCAGGGCTCCCTTCTCCCCCTCCATCATGAAAGGAAGCTTCCTTGGCGGCACCTCCGACGCCGCTCAGTTCAAGGACGGCGTTGACCAGCGACAACCTCTCCTCGAGCCTGATGAAGCGGGCATCGATGCTGCCCTGGACCTTGTGTGCGTCGTCGAAGTGGAACGCCGGCCGGATCGTCGGGTTGCCCTCGGCGTCGGCGAGCGCCGTGCCGGCGTGGATCAACTCCGGAGTCATCGCCTCGGCGATCCTCATGACTTCCATCGGGTCTCGTTCCCTCAGTTTGTCGCCGTCGGCACTCCTGAGTCCAGGCATGCCGTACATCTTGGCCAGCGTCAACTCGTCGATCGGCTCGCAGTAGATCTTCACGGGCTCGCCCGACTTCGTCTTGAGATACTGGAGCGTGACGATCCTGGTGGGGATCGCCACGTCCTCAGCCTTGGTGACGTCCATTCTTTGAACCCGCCTTTCAGATTGGACCTAGGGGAGAATGACCTCGCTGCCGCGAATCCTCACGACCATCGCCGCGGTGTCGACCGAGTCGTAGAAACCTTCCCACGTCGCGGTCGACATCAGGCGACCCCAGCGGTCGATCGGGGCCGACATGTCGACCAGGTTGGCGCTGTTCATCCTGATCTCGAGCTCGCGGTTGGTATTGAAGTTCACGTTGCCACTGACCAGCGACGTCAGGGCGCCGCCGGCGTTGTTGGCGACGGTCACGGTGCCGACTGCCACGATCGTCACATAGGTCCCGGGCGGGAACACGCCGTTGCCGGTGTCGATGTACATACCGACCTTCACGCCGTTGGCCCCGAAGTCGAAGGCAGCTCGCGTGATCGTGGTCGCACCGGCACCGCTGACGTTGCAGGTGGTGATCGGAGTCGTAGAGATCTGAGTCGGGGACTGGAAGATCAACTTCGGTGACCCAACGGTGAACGCTCTCGCCTGCTGCCACTGGGAGACCGAGTTGTACTCCTGGGTGAACTTGATCTTGCCGACGACCACATCGTCGCGAATCGGCTCGTCCATGAGGAGCGAGCCCAGATACACGCGATCCTCGACGTGCGGACCCTCGAACGTCGCCTCGAACTGGGTGATGCGGAGGTTCAACTGGGAGTCGGTCGTGCCGTCATCGACCTGGACTGCCTGGTGGAACAGTACCGGGAACAGGTTGGGCAGACCGAGACCGCCGGTGGCGTTGTAACCGACTCCGCCGTTGTTGTCGACGTCGCGCGCGACCACGCTCAGGTCGATCATGAGGATGCCGTCGTCGCCCGTGCTGGCGCTGCCCTTGACCGTGATCCCCACGATCTTCAGACCGTTGACGTGGACCACCTTGCCGGCAGGGAGATCGCCGTACCCAAGCTCGATCGAGTAGCTGTTGAGAGTGAGGCCTTCCTTGAACGTGTCGTCCAGGGCCGGCGTGAGCGTCGCGCTGCTGGCGTAGGTGCCGAACGCCGCTCGGAAGATCTCCTTCAAGCCCTCGTAGTTCGCCCTCAGCGTGAGCGTACCCTTGTAGTAGATCGGCCCCTGGTAGAGGGCTCGCCTGGACAGGTTTCCCCACAGCGACTTGTCGTGGATCACCGCAATCTGCGGCGCCAGGTTCCAGGACACGAGCTCGAGCCTGTACTTGTACGTCCCGGCGGGCGCAGTGAAGACGCCGAAGGCGCTTTCCTTCGCGCCGAGCTGGATGAAGGACTTATTACCGAACGCAGGAATCGGCGACATCGCGGACCTCCTTAGGGGTTCGAGTCCGTCGTCTGATAGTCGATCTGGATCTGCTGCAGACCAATCCAGACGCCGCCCGACGTCATCGAGTTGTTGAAAGAGAAGTTAGTCGGGAACGGAACCGCCTCGAACATGGTCGTGAAGGTCGACACGGCTGCATACACCGCCCTCAACACGTCTGCCTTGATGCTGAGGACGTCGCTCTGCTCGCGAGCGCAGATCCAGACGTTGAAGGTCGAGCGCCACCTATGGCTGCCACTCGGAGTGGGCGGTGATCCTGGCTCAGTCGACATCACCTGGGCGAACACCTTGGAGACGCCGGTGGGCAGGGTGATCGCGGCCCCGGGCACGCCCTCCTCGATGCTGCTCGGTTGAGTGAGCCAGTTCGGCGGACCCACGATCGCGTTGAGCTGGACCAGGAGCTGGTCGAAGACCCGATTCTCGAAGGCGTCAAGGGGCATAGATCGCTCGGAACTGAGGCATCGAGAACCAGGCGTTGATCGAGCCCAGGTTGTTGGAGCCAGTGCAGACGAAGAGGCCGAAGTGAACGCCGTCGCCGCCGGCCTCGAAGTCTGGATACTCCGTCGCCAGGCTCTGACCAAGGAGGACGCCGTCAGCGAACGCGCTGACGACCTGGGCCGTCGGGTCGAACTCCATCTCGAGGTAGACGCCATGAGGCGCGAGAGGAGCGAGGCTGTATGACCTCACGACGGCGTTTGAACCGTCGCTCCTTCCGACGACGAACTCGATCGTCCCATCGGGCGTCGGCACGATCCTCAGCTGGGCTACTGCGATCCCAGGGGCACTCGGGAAAGGCGGAAACTGCATCCATGATCCGACCTCGATGCCGGCGCACGTGGTGGCGGTCTGATTCGCGACCTCGTACGGTCCGACGAAGCAGCCGACGCGCCTCTTGAAGTTCGTGAACGTCCCGGTCCTGATCTCGAACGGCTCGTCATCGTTGAAGCCGATCAGGGAGTACTCGATCCACTTGTTCGCGCCTGGATTCGCCGTCGTGACCTTGAGCGACCCAGATCCAGGGAACGACGCGAAAGCTCCAGGCGTCGCCCTCAAGATCGTCGGCGCCTGGTTGAGCGGCGAGAAGAAGAATGTCCGCTGGTTGAAGTACTGGTCGATGAGTGCCATGACCTGATCGTTGGTCATGTCATCTGCCTCCTGGAACGCCACGAACGACTCGACGATGTTGCCGTCTACGCGCTTCTTGGTGATCAAGACCTTGTGGATGCCACCGTCGAACGTGATCAGCGTCCCCTCGTCGATGTCGACCGAGAACGCGTCGGACCTGGTGATGACCTTGATCAGTCTGCACGGGAAAGCCGCCGTCCCGTTGTCGTACTGATTGAGACGATCGTACTTGTCGATGATCGCGAACCCGGTCTCCGCGCCGATCGCGATCGGCTTGCCGGAGTTCTTGATCATGAAGTCGATGTCTGACGGAGAAGTGGTGATCACTCACGGGCTCCCCACCGGGAACGGCGTCAGGTTGGGTCTCGCGTACATGCCGATGAGATCGAAGGACGTGTCGTTTCCCGCGAGGTTGTTGGAATTCGACAGACCCGCCTGCGGAGCCATGAAGGCTGTCTGGGCGGGCATGGTGGCGCCGACGTTCTGAGTGCGGAGCAGCGACTGGGACAGGACGTCGACCAGGTAGGTCACGATGACATTCTGGTTCGGGTTGCAGATCATCACGAACTCATAGACGGTGTTCAGAGAGATCGTCAGAGGCAATGGAGTACCGTTCGACAGCAGCATCGGCGTCTTCGTGAAGTGGGTGTTGCCGCCAGTGCCGTCGATCGTCAGGATCGACATGCTCCCGAGGTCCGTGTCGTCGAACCACAGGCCCACGCTGTTGATGGAGCCGACTGCGGACGAGGCGGCCTGGCACACGCCGTTGCCGCCGGAGCCGACCAGCTGGGAGAGACCGACGAACATGCGGATCGACATCGGGGACGGCGCCGCGGAGATGAAGAACCTGGCGGAGAAGTAGAACCCGCCGCGACTCGCGGCGTTGCCTCTCCAGAACTTGCGATCGCTGGCCAAAGTCGGGTGAGTCCCGATCTCCAGGTTCGCGATCCCGCCAGGACCGATGAAGTTGGTGCGCGGGAACTGGGTAGTGAACCCCGCTCCGAGCGCAGGGCTCGTCATCGTGACGCCGATACTCGTTGACCACGACGGCACAGACGGGCCGAAACTCGTGGGTGAGAAGATCGTCGGAGCCTCGTGCATGATCGCGGGCTCGAAGATGCTGGGTTTGTTCATCGCGAGTAGTCCTCGATCCAACTACCGACGTTGACCAGGTGGTTGACTCCCTGGCTGATGTTCTGGCTCGTCTCAGCGACTCTGCAGACGCCCGCGGCGCCCCAGCCCTCGAAGCGGTTCTCCTCGTAGCGCCCGCTGGCGCAACCGGCCATCAGGAAGCCGTGGACCGCGGAACCCTTGAGGAAGTTGTTGCCGATGATACGGACGCTGTTCACGTTCTCGAACTCAACAATGTTGTTGATCGCCACGTCCGTAGGATCGCGCTCGAAGTCGACGCCCAGGATAGCCACGACGCCGCAGTTCTCGGCGTAGAACTCACCGCCGACCGGGACCCCCAGGACGATTGAGCCGTTGCTCTCCATGTTCCCGCCGTTGAACTCGGCGACCGTGCACGACGTCGTGATCTTCACGCCGTAGAGAGCGTTCTGGACGAACGAGCACATGTCGAACTTGAGGGTCGTGTTCCCCTCGGCTCCGGTCGAGTCCACGAGCAACCCCTGGCCGGTGCAGAACGCGACCGTCAGTTGCTCTGCGAGCAGGACGCCGGCGGCGTCCAGCTGGATGCCGTCGACAGGACCGTCGCCAGCCCCATTGAAGCTCGCGCCCACGAAGACGTGGTTGAACCAGCACCTGGGGGTGAAGGTGCCGCCGTTGTAGATCCTCATGGCGTACGCGGCGCCTGGAGGCCTCATGAAGAGCTTGCTGAAGCCGACCGACGACGAGGCGTTGAGGATCGGGGAGCCGATGCCGCTGATGGAGCCGCCCATGCCGAAGATCTCGATGGGCTTGGTGATCACCAGGGGCGTCGAGGGGTTCAGGGGGTTCGCGTAGTAGGTCGCGTCACCGATGGCGATCGTGCCGCCCGACGCCGGCAGCGAGTCGTGGACGGCCTGGAGGCCGTCTCCCGGATTGACCGAGATGACTGCTGGCGTCATGCTGGCGATGATCGCTCGCACCTGGGCTTCGGTCACGATCGCGGGCTCCTGGTAGACCACGAACGACTCGCAGAGCTCGCCGTCATTCGTGATCGCCGTCTTGACTACGCCATACACACCACCGTTGAATGAGAGCTGGTCTCCGACCACGATCTGGCTGAACGCCGACGTCTTGGTGGTCACCTTGACTAGGTTGCCGGTGAACTCCCCGATGTCGATGTCGAGAACCGTCTCGTCGTAGTCGTCAACGATGCCATAGCCTGACTCCTCGTCTCGCTGCCCACGCGCGACGAGCACGCCGGAATCTTTGATGATGAAGTCGATGTCCGGCGTGCTGTCGAACATGGTGGGGGCCTTTGCGCCCTCTTTGCTACCGGACCTTCAGGATGCCGGTCGCCGTGACCGCCACCAAGATGCTGGTGCCCGCAAACGTGTTGGTGTAGCGGATGAACCTCTGGCACAACGCCGTGTCGAGCGCGAGGATCTGCACTGAGTTGCCCGTGGTGACCGTCGAGAACGCCGCGCCGGTCACGTCGGTCCACACGGAGTTGTCGGGGCTGGACTGAATCTTGCCCGCCAACGTGCCGCCGACCTGGGCACCGCAGTTCTGGGTGACATGCAGGATGCCGTCGAAGTCGGTGATGTCGACTCCGGCCGGCGTGATGACGCCCGTGACGCTCTGGGCGTTGACCAACTGTGCAGCCAGCTGGAACAGCGCGGCCGCACTACCAGTTGCAGGGGACATCTGTCTCTCCTTGGTTGAGGGCCGCTGCTACTTCTTGCCTCGCTTCTTCTCCTCCGCCTGCTCGCTCTCCTCGTGAGGAGGAGGCGGCGTCTCCGCCACCTCCTCCTTCACCTCGATCGCGGAGCCCTGGCGGATGAAGAGTCTGCCCATGTACTCGTCGATTTCCACGATCTCGCCGGGGAAGACACTCTTCGAGCCCACGCTGAACCCGAAACCCTCGGGTCCGATGACCTTGATCTTCATCGTCCGACCTCCTGGAACTTCGAAACCCTGGAGCACCACGGCCGACCTACGACGTCATGCCGTTCGTCTTGCAGAACGACTCGGGGTGGCGGATCAGGATGTCGCACATCTGGAAGCTCGTGAGCTCGATCACGCCCTGCTTCTTGAGCGCGTACGGGTCCACGATGATCTCCATCGCCGCGAACAGGCCGATGATCAGGTCATTCCAGTTGCCGAAGATACCGCCGCGCTCCGCACCACCCGTGGCCTCGTTCGTCGACATCGTGATCGAGACCTGGTTGGTCGCGAAGGCCTTGTAACCGGCGATCGTGCCGCCCTGGAAGGGACCGTCCCAGATCGGACGACCCGGGGCGCTGCCCGCGAAGTCCGTGGTCTGCTTCATGAAGCCGGCCGACGTGGGCGACACCAGGTAGCCCAGCGTGCCGTCCAGCGCGTTCAGGTTCGCGACCTGGGTCTGCATGTCCACCAGCTTGCCATACGTGACCGCGCCGCCGACGGACACCGTGCGCGTGCCGGTCTGCTTGTAGATGCCGACCGGCTCGCCGTTGGCGCCGAGACCGTGGATCGCGGCGCGATCGAAGGCGAGACCGTGCGTGATCCCGAACTCGTCCCGGATCCAGGACTCCGCGTCGATCGTCGCCGTGAGCAGGAACTGGCGCGAGTACGCGGTGGTCGCCTGGATCGTCTTCGGGATCAAGGTCGCCAGCCCGAGGGCCGGGTCGCTCGCGGTCACGTTCGTGCCCGGGTTCTCCGGCACCCAGAACGTCGTGACCGTGCCCGTCTGACGCGGGAACGAGACCGGCTGCGAGAGACCCGTGAGCACGCGCGCACCGAGCTGGATCACATAAGCCCGGTTCCGCAAGAGCTCGATCAGGTCGCCCTGGATGTCCGGCACGAGCTCCACGCCCTTACCGAACGTCTTGGAATCCAGGGCGCGGTTCAGCATCGGACCGTTCATCTCGCGCTCGCGACGCGCCGGGTCCACCAGGCTGAGGCGGTTCGGCAACAGGAAGCCGCCGTGCCGCTTGACACCGGTGGGGACGTGACGCTCGAGTTCCGTGTTGACCTCGGCCTCGAAACCGCCCTTCTCCTCACCCGCCGCGACCAGGATCGCGCGCGCGAACGAGTACCGCTTGATGTCCTTCTTCGACGCGCCCATCGCTTCGACGGACTCGGCCCCGGGCTGCAGGGTCTTGTCGCCGCGGCTCTGGCGCTCGCTCAGGATCAAGCGCGCAACCTTGTCCGGCGAGTGACCGGCCTTGATCCACTCGGTTGCCCGATTGGAGAGGCCGTTCGCCTCGCACATCTCCATGATCTCCACGAAGTCGGCGCGGTTGTCCCGCGTCTCGATCGTGCGAGTCGCTGCCGCCGGTGCCGCCGCCGCCGCAGGGTCGGCTGCCGCACCGCCCCCGCCGCCGCCGGCCGCGCCGCCGTCGAGCTTCAAGCCGCTGCGATGCAGCATCTTCTCCTCCTCGAGTTCGACGGGGAACTGGTCCCCGTCACCTTCCGCCCTGTTGACACCAACACTTGCGTCCGCCGGCACACCGACGATGCTGATCTCGTACGGCATCCACCTCGTCACCCTGTAGACAGGGATGTTCCCATCGGGCGTCACGCGATTCTCGACCTGCTTCATTGAGATCACGCGGTAGCCCAGGCTCGTGTTGCGCCTGATGTTGTCTGCGACGTCCTGCTCCACCTCCTGGCCCCTGGAGCTCTTGGAGAACCTCACGTCGGCGCGAAGCTTCCGCGCCTGGGTGTCCAGGGTGGCGCTCTCCACGACGCCGACCTGATCGGAGTAGTGATCGACCAGGACGGCCGCACCGTTGTTCATGCGGCTCATGTCGATCGCATTAGGAGAGTGGTCCAGCACTTCGATGCCGAACCACCGCGTGACCTCGGCCTCGCTGCTGACACTCATGCTATAGAGCGCAGGCTTGGCCGCGTCACTCGCGTCTCGCTTCACCAAGACGTCTGCAGTCATCGACCTGAACAAGATCGGCAGCTTGCGGACGTCCTCGATCCTCTTCATCGACCCCTCCCAACGACGTAAGGCCTGAGTCTGGGGGCCACGTGGCCGTTTCGGTTTCCGCCGCCGGACTTCTTGCTCGGTGCAGGAGACGCCGTCGCGCTGTCGCCAGACTGATTCTCGCTCCCGACCACCGGTTCGAGCGACGGCTTGATGTTGGGGTCGATCGAGACACCGGCCGCATCAGCCATGTCCTCCTCTTCGGCCAACTGCTCCAAGACGTCCTCGAAGTCCTCGCCCTGTTCGGCGAGGAGAGACGACCGCGACGCGAGACCCGACTGGACCGCCAACACGCCTGCCTGCGTGTCCTTCAGCGGATCGACCCACGCCCATCCGCGAGGAATCCAGCGAGCGTCCAGGAACTTCCTCACGTCGCGGTTGTCGAGCTTGATCGCGCCGGCCAGGAGTGAGACGTTGAGCCACTCCTTGAACACCGGCTTCAGGAAGGAGCAGATCCACCAGTCCTGGTACGTCCGCCACACGTCGCGCTCGGACAGGAGGCCAGAGCGGATGCTCGAGTAGTTGACGCTCTCCAGGTCATTCGCGAGAGAGTTGTAGGAGACACCGAGACCCGCGGCGATCGACCTGATCTGCGCCTTGATGAACTCGCTGAACGCGGTAGACGGATGATCAGGCGTCCAGTTGGCGACCTCGTATCCGTCAGGGAGGACTCCGAAGGTCCCAGGGTCTGCGTTCATGGTGAACTGGCCGGGATTCTCTGGATCGCCCTCGAGCGCGACGCCGAGCTCCTGCTTGCGCTGGAAGAAGCCCATCTTGCTGGCGCCCGTCCTGGCTGCGATCAGCTCGGCCTCGGTGTACGCGCCCAGGTGCCTCATGGCGACCAGGACAGGCGTGAACCAGGACACGCCTCGCGTCTGGTTCACGCGATCTGGATCATAGAGATGGATGATCTCGTCGCCAGGATAGACGACTCGGCGCCTGGGTGAGGGGAGCGTGAGCTCTGGCTGAACGTTCCACCCGTGGTACGCGACCGGGCGGCCGTCACTGTCTACCTCGACGCCGAGTCGGATCTCATTGCCGCCGCCTAGGGCAGAGTGGTTGAAGAGCTCGTCGATCAGGACCGGATCGATGATCTCGAGCGCGAACTCGAAGCGGTTCTTGCTGAAGCCGATGTGCTTGCGGACGAAACACTCGCCGTCTCGGGCGATCGTCTTGATGATCAGGCGAGACGCGGCGTTCAGGTCCATCTTGCCGTCGCGCATCGGCGACTCGGCCCATTCTGACCAGGCGTCCTCGATCTTCTCCTCGAACGCGTCATTCGGCTTGGTCGAGTTGTTCATCACCCGCGACTGGAGCTTGATGCCATCGGGGCCGACGACGTTGATCGCCAGCATGCGCAGGAACTGCTTGACGAGAGCGTTGTTTCTCTCCAGGTCTCGCGCGCGATCACGGATCTTCGCCAGGCTCCAGCGAAGCTCGTCGTCGGCGCCCATCCTGGACGTGCCCCAGTCCTTGGTAAGGCGGTTAGCCTCGGCTGCGACGAAGGGCATCGATCGCTTGAATGCGTCGACAGCGAACCCGAGCCGGTGGAAGAAGTTGGGCTTCATGCGACCACCCACTTGCCGTCGCGGATGAAGCCGTGGTCGCCACAGTCGGTGCGGAGTAACGACGGCTCGAGCGTCAGCGGTGACTCACTGGTCATCGTCCACGCGTTGGGACCGAGTACCGGGATGAACGAGCCGTCGGGCTCCGTGTGCTTCGCGCAGGTGTGTCTCACCCAGACGCCGCAGATCTTGCCGTCGTCGGCTCCGGCAGCGGGACCGTCAAGGCGCACGATCTGGTAGCTGTGGTCGTTGCCGAGGTCCACCCACTCGTCGCTGGCGATCTCCTCGGGGATCTCGCTCACGAGATACCGCCGAACTCGACGTTCACCTGGGCGCCGAACGTCCCAGCCCCGGCCGACTTCGCGCGGAGCTCGGACTTGAGCGTGGACCTGATCCTCATCAGCTCGTCGATCGCGATCTTGGTGACCATGCGATTGCCGATCTGGTACTGAGCGATGTCGTCCGTGATCCGGCCGGTGATCACGCCCTCGATCGCGACGAGGGTCTTCTCTGCCCAGGCCTGGAAGCTTCCCGCGACCGCGGTGGCGAAGTTGGGCAGCACGGTGACGTTGGAGGTGGCGGCGGTGTAAGTGTCGGTGCCGTCGGTCACCACCTCGCCGATCGTGTAGCCACCGGGACCCAGGCTCGCCGTCTGCGCGGCCGTGAGCGTGACCAGGAACCCGGTGCCGCTCTGCGCAGCCGCGATCGGCCCCAGGATGTTGATGCCGTTGACGAAGACGTTGAGCGCCCAGGTCGGCGCGATGAAGTCAGGGAAGAACCTGCTCACCTTGACGGTGTTGCCGGCCGTGATCGCGGAGGGCCACTCTGTTGGGATCGAGGGTGCCATGACCGCGGATCTTCAAGCACCCGCTGGTATGCGCCGGCGCCACGAGTTTTCTCTTTAGTGTAATAGAGATCCCGCGGTGACTTCTCAGAAGTCCTTTACCCAGCTTTTCCCTTGCTTCTTGATGGCCTGGGACGCCTGGACGATAACGGGCGGCAGATCGGCCTGGCCGGAGTCAGTTGTCAATCGCGTGCTGATGCGTTTCGCCAACTGGCCGAGTGACTTCACGTACAGTGGCCCGCGGATGTAGAGAGCGGCCAGCGCGTAGACCTCGAGATCGAAGGCTTCGTTGCGATCTCTCAACTTCTCCCACTCGCGGACGGACCCGCGGCCCTTGACGTACTTGAAGACCGCCCTCTCGGCCGTCAGCTGCTCGATGAACTCGTCATCCAGCCAGTGTGGGAGGTGCATGTAGCCAGGGCCGGGCTGGCCCACCATGAGCCTCGACATAACCATGTCCTTGCCCGTGTCCACGCAGATGACGAACAGAGGGATGCGATAGCGGTTGGTCTGGGACGGTCTCTCCACGATCGGCTTGCCGACCTGCGTGCCGCCCTTGATCGCGAAGACGTTGCGGTTGACTCTCGCCGCGCAGTACCTGTACACTGACTCGGTGTGGAGGCCACCAGAGTCCACGACGGTGATGTCGGCGCGGAGCTTCTTGCCCGACTCGGTGACGAACTCCTGAGCGATGAACTTGTCGAGCTCGCGCCACACCTCGGCCCTGGATGGATCGCCGAAGATCTGGCTGAACGCGATCAGCCAGGACTCCTCATCCTGGCCGTAGCCCTTGGCCACAGCCTCCAGACGGTCACCCTGGGTGTCCACGGCGATCACGATCGAACCCACGCCGTCCGGCACCTCGGCCTTGTAGGTCTCGCGCCGCCTCTTGATCACGCCGGCTTCGATCGAGTCCCCAGGCTCCTCGAACGTCTCCGCGAGCACAGTGTTCACCCAGGCCTTGAGCTTGAAGCGATCGTTCTTCGAGGAGATGAACTCCTCCGCGCACTCTCGCCACGACTTCCATCCGAGAGGTGAGTACAAGCCGGAGATGTGGAATCCGACCGTGCGTCCATCACCTTCAGCGGTCGCTCGCCACTCGCCGCGCGCCAGCATGTCGGTCTTGTGCCTCTCCTCGACCTCCTGGGCACAGCCGCCGCAGACCATGTGGGCGGTGGCTGGGTCGTGGTTGTGCCACTCGATCCTGTGGTGGCCGCCGTCGTCGTGCTTCAAGAAGTCCGAGTAACCGCTCCAGGTGAGGAAGTCTCTATGCCCGCAGTGGGGGCACGGGATGTAGTACCTCTGCTGGTTACTCTGCTTGTACTCGCGCTCGATCCGGCTGACGTGACGGACGGTCGGCGTCGAGGCCATGTAGATCTTCTTGCGGGCGAACGTGGTCGTGCGCTTCTCGGCGAGCGAGATCGGGTCTCCCTGGCCCTCCAGGTCTCCTGGATACTCGTCCACTTCATCCATGAAGAGCTTGCGGATCGGGGCGGACCTGACGCCAGCGGAGCTGTTCGCGCCGGTGATCAGGAGGAGACCACCTGGAAACTCCTTCGCCCGGATCGTGTTGCTGCTGTCGCGGGTCCTGGCCTCGGACACTCGCTCGCGCAGGACCGGCGTGGAGTCGATCATCGGCGCAATGCGCTGCTTGGACACGCGCTCGGCGACCTCGACCGTCGGCTGGACCATCAGCATCGGGCACGGGTCTCGGTGGATCGTGAAGCCCATCCAGTTGTTCCCGATCTCAGTCTTGCCCACCTGGGCGCCGCCCACCACCACCACGCGGATCGCCGGGTGCCAGGGCGACAGGCACCTCATGATCTCCTTGACGTATGGCGTGCGCGAGGTGCGATACCTGCCCGCCTCGGCCGAGGCGATCGCGCTCAGGTAGCGGTACTCGTCTGCCCACTCGTCGACGTACAGCTGACGGTCTGGGCGGAGGCCGGCGCAGGCCGAGCTCTCGCACCTCTCAATCAGGCTCACCGGACATCTCCTCCAGGGCTTGCCTGATCTCAGCCGCCACGAGCCTGTGCATCTCGGCGCTGTCCACCATGCCGGCGATCATCGGGACCACGCGATCGGGCACGGACATCAGCTTGTCCCTGGTCATCCGGCAGATCGTGAACCACTTCTTGCGGACCTCCTCGGCGTCGATCAGCTTGCCACGTAGCTGCTCAAACTCGAGCTTAGCCTTGCGAGCCTTGTAGGTCTCGTGGACCGCCCGGGCCGAGTTGAAGTTCATGGTCTCCTTGCCGCGGAGACCTCCCTTCCTGGGCGTACCGTTGACGGAGTTCAGCGCCTTCGTGGTGTCCGTGTTCGCGGCCCACTGGCGATCCGCCTCGGCTGGGTCCACTCGCTTCGGCTTGCCGGTTGTGGAGATCCTGCCCAGCTGCACCGCCCTGGTCACGGCGGTCTTGGAGACTCCGCGGTGCCTGGCGTACTCGACGATCGTCATGAGTTTCACAGCACCCACTCTCCTGATTGCTTGGCAACCTGACTGGAGCCAGGGCTCGCGATCCAGCAGATCCACCAGTGCCCACTCATCGTAACCCTGGTCTGCCGAAAGCTCTCCAGGCTCAGAGATCCGATACCTGGCTCCACATCCACCCGACCTATGATCCCTGGTTGCCTGGTTGTCCTGCCAGGGGCCGAGATCTGGGACCTGGCTGGCGTCCCGTAACCCCTTGATACTGCACGGCCCTTTTGGGCCGTTCCTGGGGTTGTCCTGGCTGGCGATCCCGGGTCCTGGCGCGGTGGATATGCACCTGGCCGTCGGATCGCCGCCCTGGTCACGTCCTGGAGATCCTGGCGACGTCCTGGTGCCTGGGCAATATGCCTTGACACCCTCAACCTAGACATTCTTCGGGGTCGCCGGCACC